ATTCTGTACCATCTCTTAAAGTATAACTTGCACTTCCACTATCATCTGTAGGAATCCAACCAGGTCTATTATCTACTGCATGTTCACCAGGATACAATAAGATTGTGGTTTTACCGAAACGGTCATTATCTAAACCACGCTGATAGGAAAATCTTGATGCCTCAACAAGAGCCCTTTGAATAGTCTTGAAAGGACGGGTTAAGGAATTTCCCTTATTGTCGATACTATCCGTTGAGTCCAAGTCATTTGGACTGACGTACAGGATATTACCTCGCGCATTTTTGAGAAAGTTCTCTAATCTGGAAAGACCCATGTTATTGTTCCAAGCTATATGTATCCGTTATGGATTATTTATCATATTAAAAAAGAAGAATATCTATTAGCTTGATTTATCAGCTATAAGTTTAGCCTTCCAGGAATCTTTAATAGTTGAAGTCCATACAGTATTACATATACCCTGCACTTCAGCCGTTTCTCCACTAATATCTGTGTTTACTAAATTATCTGATCCATCTAGATAACCTGGATCTAGAGCTTTACGATGGAAACTACGACTTAATTCGGTACCATCTTCTTTGATTATTGTAGCTGTTCTTACTTGAACATGCTTATAAGGACCAACTACTTCTATTTGATCCACTTCTACTGTTTTTGTTAGTGCCATAATTAAGGTACTTGATATTGCATAGTTGTATTTATTGCGCCAGAAGCATTACAATCACTAGCATTTAAGTTATCTAGACTGTCATGAATACATTGTAGGTATGTTCTGGTATCACCTAGATAAAGTTGACAATCTACATTATCGCTTTCTGAACTGAAAAGGGTTGAATAAGATGTTCTTCCTCCACCTCTAAAAGTAGACCCTCCACTAGTAAAAGGTAATCCATTGATATGTACAAGTCCTGAAGAACTACCTTTAGCACTAATACTGGTGGTAAAACTAATTGTTACCATCCTACCAACTCTTGTATAAGTACCCTCACAAGTGCCATAAGAACCTCCACTGAAATCAGATGTATTTCCAAATGTAATTTTTGGAGTAAATGTACCTTCTTCATACCAGTCAAGGAGTTCAGAAGTCATTGCAGCACCAGTAGTGGTTGTACTTGTATTGGCACTAAAGTCAATACCTTTACCAGCTGTGCCTATAATTAAATTTCCCTCATTTACTTCTACGTCACCATCTGATTGAATTTCAAGATGTGTTGTTGCATTAGTTTTAAAACTAAGTTTATTACCAGCACTGTTATATAACATCTCACCTATATCATCATCATCAGTATCTCCTAAACATATTCTTGAATATCCAGTAGTTGCTGACGTAAGTTTAAAGTGTACATCACTAGAAGATGTTTGAATCCAGTTAGCCCCATCATAGGTGACATTTGCTTCACCATTTAATGTATCAGCAGTTCCTGAACCAGTAATAATACGATTATCTGCATTATTGTTTATTGTTGTTGCCGTAACACCACTAAAACTTGCTGCAGTTATTATACCTGATACTGCAATATTACCAGTATTTCCATCAATTGTAACACCACTACCTACATTATATCCCGTATTATGAACATTACTATCACCCGTCTTAAAGTTCGCAGCAGTGATAATACCCGTAAGTCCTAAATTACCATTAGAATGAATCGTAGCAGCACTACCAACTTGAATACCACCCTCAAAAGTTCCAATTCCAGTAGTTTTAATAGAGAAACCTTCAATACTCAGACTACCATCAGCAGCCTTTATACTGTCATCCGTTCCTTTGATGATAACACCCATTTCTGTCCAGATATGACTTTTAGATATTTATAAAAAAAGTAATAGGGCAAAAAAATTGCGGAGTTTTTTTTCCGACTTTTTTGGAATTAAAAGCTAGCCTCCCCTGAGGCTATTGGTTCAGTGTACACTAACCTACCTTCAGGACACGTAGCACGTATCACACCCAATACATTCATAAACTGTTCTGTATTATCACACACTACCTCTTTAGTATCCCCTTCATTAGAATATAAGTAAATAGTTTTCTTAAGTGGATCCACCACACATTTCATTAGATATTCTTCGTCCATCCAGGCAGTTATCATACTCATGGTACTATACCAGATACTCAGGGTTTTGTCAAGCGTCCTGCTCTACTTCAAGAGAAACGTCTTTACGAGTAGCATTAACAGTATAATAACAGTTGATAGATGTACCTGTACCAGACTTAAGAATTATATTCACACCATCAATCTTCTCGACAATTAAATCTTGACTCGATCCTATCTGAGTTAGATGCACTGTAATACTATCCATATCAACCAATGAAGGCCAATATTCTGGTAGTTGAATTATTCTCTTATCTTTTAAGTGACCTCTAACATACACACCATGCTCTGGTCCCTCAAGACATCCATGCCATAACCTCTTCCCTCCTTTAGTTGGGTGAGGAATATTAAAGGACTTTGAATTAGCACTAAATGATCCTGCAGAACAGAGACCATTAATTGTAACCGTTGCTCCAACAAAAGCAGTAGTATTTGCCTTTCCACATGTACCATTTACTTGAAGATTATCAATCTGTGCATTACCATGATACCTGGGAGGACATGCATCATCAGGATACTCGTTCTCATCCATGTCACCCTTCCAAATATAATCATAGAGAGCAGATTTAAGACCCCAACCCCCTGCTTTCTCTGTACAATCTTTACCGCTAGGTGCGGGATCAAACCTTAATTCAGACATAATTAACCCTCTCTAACATCATAGTGGTAACCGGAAACAGAATACTCATCATTATTTCCTGGATAATCATTAGGTGACTCCCCTTCATACTCAGGAATAAGTCTTTCTCCATCAGCACGAGTACCATATACATGGAAGAAACAATTGATAGGCATTCCGCCCTGTGCTTGCAAATGAATCTGTGTGGGTTCTATTCTCTTAACAATCACATCTTGATGAGCACCAATAGGAGTAAGACTTACCGTAATAGTAGTGGGATCAACAAGTTTTTCCCAATACTCTGGGAGATAAATGACTGTTTTATTTCTTACTCGTCCTCTAAAATAGACATCATTTGATGGACCTTCAGGACAAGTATGACGTAATCTATATCCTTCTTTAGTGGGGTGAGGGATATCAAAGTTCTTCTTTGCTGCTAAGACATGACCACCACAATTAGAAATTACATGTCCCTGTGCTAATACATGACCACCAGCAGCAACATCAGCATTAGTTTGAACTTTATTCATAAAGGCTGCAGGACCTACAACTGCTAATGAATATGGATTAGCAAGTCCAGAACAAGCAGCACCAGGAATCTTGGGACTAGGACCATTATCAGAAGGACCAACCATTAAAGTTGCTGCTACAAATGGATATGCACCAGCAGTTCCTACCTGCACAGGACCTTGAAGATAAGTAGAGTGATCAATCTTGGCCGCAGCCAAACCTAATGCAACAGGTGTTACACCCTTCTTACAGACAAGATGTTGTCCTTTATAAACCCAAACTTCATCTAATTGATATGCCATGTTAGTTTATTGGATCTCCTATTTTTTTATTAGGGTTTGTAGCCTTAGAAACTCCAGTTATGAGAGATCCTATAATATCTATGGGTTTACCCTTTATACCCAACACTCCTGTAGATACTAACTTCAGAGATTGTTTTGCATCTAAAGTAATGTTCTTTGAATCTATTTTAACTCTTTCAGTTGCATTGACCCAGAAAGATCCTTCTCCTGCTGTACCATTAGCAACCATCTCAATAGAGTTACCTTCCATACGGATCTTCCCGTTGGATGCTTTTAAATGAATGTCTCCTTGATGTGCAAGAATAAAAACAGTTTCATCTTTTCTACTAAGATCCTTTCCAGCATGAATAAAAGTTGCACCAGGAGAATTCATTAAAGTATATCCTGTGCGTTCACCATCTTCATCAAAAGTAATGAAGTGTCTACCATCTAAACCAGTAACACTCCAACTAGAAGTAACATCTCCTTTAGGACTGAGACCACCAAACTTCATCAGAGCATTCATTGATCCGATGACTTGAGACCAAAAATTACGTTTCGTAGCCATCAGTTAGTCCCCTTTGTACTTTCTGGTTTAGTATCATAAACTCTAGTGTTAGTTCCATCAGCAGATGAAGTACCAGCATACTTTACCCCATCAACATAGTAAACATTACCATAGTATGCTTTACCTCCAATATATCCATTGATATTTAACCCTACAAGATCAAATACCTGTACAATATCAGTAGGTAATGCCACCTCAGGAACTAAAGGATCCCGTATCACCTCAAAGACAGGAACAAATCGGGCATTAAATCCTTGTTCACTTGGTAAAGTTATATTTGGAAGTGATGTAAAGTTTCCTCCTCTAATCACACCAACAGATTTAATCTTACCAAAAGGATCACATTTATACTCCAAAACTGTACCATTATTAGGAGTAACTGTCAACTGATCAATACCACATTCATAATTGATTCCAGGATTAGTAACTACAACATCCGTAAGTTTAATAAGAGCAGGGTATTGTGGTGTTGCTCCTGCTGCAGGAAGATAACCTCTACCAGTATCTAAAACAATAACTTTTACTACTACACCATCCAAAATGATTGCTTGAAGTACAGCCCCTGACCCATTCTCACAATGATCGATAACCTCTACCTTAGGTGGAGATTCATACCCAAACCCTCCACTAACAATATCAACAGCAATAAGATTACCATTAACATCTACAACTGGATTGGCCTCAGCACCAATACCTCCGCCACCAACAAAATTAAGTATAGGTGGACCACAAGGTTGAGGTCCCACTTCACAAGGTTCTTTCCTTGCAAGATCATCAGGAGTAAGATTATTAACTTCATCTATGCTTAGATATTTTATCTTTCCATCACCATCAACAAATATAAAAGCAGTACCAGGGAATAACTTTTCATATTCATTTGCAGCAGAAATTGATACATCTTTGACGTATCCAGCAGTCTCATCGATGTATCCTACTTTAATATTGGTGGGTGAGGTTGGTACTATTGGCATTGTTTATCTCCTAAGATCATTTATATTCACCATACTGTTCTAATTGTTCTCTGTCTGAGAGGTTTACAAATTTATTATATTCTTCCATACTAACTGGTTTATCATTAATGTAGGCTGTTCCTGTGTTTATATCAAATCTACCACTGACTACCCGTTGTTGTCTTATTGTGTTACTTGATTTGGTAGGTGTGGTAGGAGTAGTAGGAGTAGGTGGTTTCTTAGGAATAGATGGTTTAATAAATTTCTTTTTCTCAGTTACCACTTTTTCAATGACTTCATCTGATTTTTGAATAACTTCATCTGCTTGTCCAACAACCTCAGTTGCTTTCTTAGTTACAGATTCTACACTTGGTATGTTCTTCATGGATTTTCCACTACCAGATCCTCCCATTGTATGAGTATCATTAGGGGAGCACACTGGTTTAAAATCTGTTGGGAAAAATGATGCTATCTCACTAATAAATCCAAGAGCAGCACTAATATCAAAAGCTAATCCCTTCAATGCACCAAATCCATCAATCAAATTACTAAGACCACTTATTTTAAAAGGTGAAGACCCTGCTGCTTTAGATCCTTCCGAAGAACCACCAGCAGTCGTAGCATCTTCAGCACCAACTACTGCAGGAGCAATTGCCTCATCATAACTCTTTAATATATCATTAATTGTTCCACCTAATACCTCACCCATTAGTTCCTCTGTAGAACACATGGGAGTGGGTGAATAGTATCCCTCTTCAGGAACAGGAGGAAGTTCTACTCCACTCTCAACTTCTAGACTAGTAGGAGAGGATGAAGGAGAACTATTCTTTTTATTCTTAAACCCTTTCTTCAATGCATTAAGTATTAAAGGAAGAAGTTTAGATGTAATCCCATTAAAACTAGCAGCAATCCCTGCAAGACCTGCAATTTCAAGTATCCTTAAAGACAGTCCAGCAGTAGGTGGGGCCAACTTTAACATCTGTTGCAACTGTTTACTATATTGATCCATAGTAAACTGTTGTACTCGACCCATTATCTCACCCATAAACTTTGTAAGTTCTTCTGCAGATCCTTCTATTACTTCATCAATACTCTTTTGGGCCTGAACAATAGGTAAACCTGCAGCACTCTCAAAAAATTCTAATGACTTTTGTATTCGTTCTATATCTTGACTCAACTGTTGCATTACAGTCTGAATCCCTTTCATAGCACTATTCTTTTCAGGATCAGGACATGCTAAGGCAATCTTCTCAGTTAATACAGCGTCCTGCTTAACTGTTGCTACAACCTTTTGATGAACAGCATCCACTCCTGCACGAATTGGTGGAGATTTTTTTACAACACTCTGATTACTATCAGCAGTTTTCTTATCAGGATCGTCATCTTCATTTGCTTCACCTGCAGTTGCTGCATAGGTATGAAACTTTAAGTTAGGAATTTTAGTCTTCGCATTGTTACCCAACACTCCCATAATCACAGGGACTTGTTGATCCTGACCATCTAAAAAGAAACCAAAGACAAAATTACCCTGACGAATTCCAGGAGTCTGTTGAGATCCTAGTTGACCACCACCAGCAGTCACAGGATACATGACCTGAGCCCAAGGAAGTTGATCATCAGGAATATCTGCATCATCTTTATCATGCAGACCCATGATCCTTACCTTATATCGATACCCCCATCCAGGAATCTCTTCAGGGTCTTTAAAGTTAGTATTTTGTATATTTTCGCGCCAAGTTTTATCGGGAGCAACTTGTCCCACCCACCATAAGAAATGACTTCCCAGAAATCCTGGATTAAATAGTGCTCCCTCCATAAGTTATTCGTCGTATACCCGACACTCTTGTGCATCTGGATGATTATCACAATAGACTTCAAGTTTCTTATCTTGATGCCTCTGATGCCAATCATTTATTTTACCATCACCAGGATTTGCTTCATCCTCCTCATGATCATGGAATGCATCATTGTGCATCTTTAAATCTTCTTCTGTGTATTCCAACATACCATGATTAATATGTTCTTTATGATCCTTGGGATCAAGATAAACTTCATGGTTTAGATCGTGTTCTGGAACTTTAGTGGTCATAATAGTTACTTGCTACGTGGGTTTATTCTTCCAAAAGAATCTCTTACTAAATTTAATTTAGTATAAGTTTCTTTAGATGAAATATAGTGGCATAAGTCAGCTATAATATATAGACCCCCATATTCCTTGTCAACTTCATCGTCTCTTTCTGCCTTTAATGCTGGGAAATCAACAAAAATGGCATCACCTGCATGTAAACTATAGTCTGCAGCAATAGTAATTGTCTCAACCACAGAGAACAATTGATTGTATCTCCTAATGGCTTGATTCAATACAGTTTGAGACTTAAAGTTTTGTTCTGCACTACTCTCTACCTGCTGTTTAGTATTCCCTGTAGGAAGACTACCAGTATCAAATAACATGTATGTAGTACGAGTAGAATTCTTAGGTGCATTAAACTCAAACTTATCATTCAGTTGTGGGAGATTTGTTCCTGCAATTGTAATCCCATCTTGATCCTCAGTCTCCTTTGCCGTCTGACCAAAGACTCTGTATGCACAATTAAAAGGATCAAATACCACCAACTTAGTTTGGTATGCTCCCATCTTTAACTTCTCTTGGATCTGAACACGATTATCTGCAGTGTGTTCTAGTATCTTACCATCATAGTCAGCAGGAATTTTTGAAGATTCATTGTAAATATATTTCTTCTTCCACTTCCTTCCATTATAATCCTGTGCAAAGAATGAATCAATAGATCTGAAATAATATCCCTCTGAAGTTTCATAGAAAAGAAAACCTGCACTGTCTCCTTCCTTTCCATCCTTACTAGGAACAGCAGCTTTAGATAACCAATTCAATAAGTAATAAGGTTTGCGACCATTACCTATAAAATTATAGTTGTTACTTGTCTCATCAATATTTAATTCCTTCTCTGTCTTTAAAAAGTCTGTAAAAATTCTCTTGATATGATCAGAGATCCTACCATCCATTCTAATGTTTACACGTGAGGACCCTTGCTCATTCCTGATTGCTTCTTCTGAAACTAATTTTATATTAACTAATGATCTCTTAGATTCTTCAATAATAGGAGTAACCTTATTCACATATAAAGAATTACCTATAGAAGGTGTAAACCTTAACTCATTCTCATAATTATCTTTCAATCTCATCTCTACTTCTTCAGTACCTACTAATGGTAAACCTTCTAAAACAGATTTTCCATCAACACCATAACCTGTATCAGCAAAAGTAAAATCTGCCTTGACAGTATCCTGAGTGATGCTTTCATAATACTTTAACAAGACAAAACCCTGACTCAAATCCGTATCATTATCACCACTATTTGATGTCACCTTAATGATGCCAGGAAAAGATGGTTCAGCAAACATCGTTGCCATTCTTGCTTGAGATTTTTGGATACTATTTCTTGCCATTAATTGTTACCTCTTGCATCTATTTAAGCCGGAATTCCACCAGCATAAAGATTGTCAGAGAAATTTTCTTCCTCTGTCGCAGTAAATTCTGGAAGTGTTGAACTAACTTCATCACCAACAGGAGTCATACCTCCTCCTTGTGCTACTGGTACTACCATCGTTTTTGAACTACCAGATTCATATGACGCATACTTACTGACAGTTGAAGGTACCTCTTTCTCAACTGCAACAACCACATCAACAGTTTTGTATCCAACTATCCTTCCTCTCCTATTGTAAATGGGTTTACGTTTAGGTTGAACCTCTTTTACAACTATTGTTTTTTTCTTTTCCTTAGTATCCTTTGCTCCCACTTCTTGAGGTGTATCATCCTCTTCACTATCAACATTCTCCTTGCCACCAAATATCATATCATATATCAATCCACCTAACGCATCACCCGCAGCACCACCTGCTAAACCTCCTAAGAAAGTTCCTGCTATTGGAATCACACTACCGATCATTGCACCAATCCATAAACCTAAACCAGCACCAATGGCTTTGAATGCTGCTTTTCCTATTGGTTCTTTAAATACAAAAACATTCAAAGCAAAATCAATTAGTGCTCCAATAAAAGGAATCCTTTTAACAATAGGACTAATAAAGTTCTTCATAAACTTCAGTCCTGTTTTTGTTCCTTGCTTACCAAGAACAGAAACAATTGCTCTTCTACCTACATTTGTTGCCTGACTTCTTGCAAACTTTCCACCCAAACCCTTAACAGCTTGAGTTCCAAATCTTCTCTGAGCAGCACGAGTACCATACCTTTGAGCATACCTTCTAATTGCTTTTTTACCACCACCTCTTGCAAGTTGTCTTGGAGTAAATCCTCGTACTGCTGATCCCATGTTACGACCAGCTCTGGGTCCAAACATTCTACCTAATCCACCACCCCTTACTCCAATCATTGCTGCAATTAATGCAACATTCATTAACTTTGTAAAGACACCTTGGAACTCTTTGAACTTTCTTAATCCTTCCTCACCAAATGTATCACCAATCTTTTTTTCCAATCCATTAACAGCATCATATCCCTTCTCTATCATCCACGCTATTCCATTAAAGACTTTACCACCCCAGTTTATCAAAGTGTCTACTGCTCTACCTAAAACAGGAAGTATCTTTGCTATCTTAGGAGCCCAATCCAATAACTTAAGTGCTAACCAACCAAAGATTAAATTACCAATAAAATTTTTAAGTTGATCTAAGAATCCCATTTTAGGAAGGGACATCTTCATCCTGGGTTCTTTCTTATCCTTAGGTTTCTTTAATTCAGACTCCCTCTCATCCCTCTTCTGTCTTTCCTTTGCTTTTCTCCTACTCTTCGATTGTACCTCATCTAATGCAAGAGATCCTTTTAATAAAGTATCAATCGTAATAACACTAGTCTTTATCTGAACTAAAGACCTTGCCATACTTTGGTCCTTAGTCTGAATAGAAGTAGAATCTTCCGTAGGTCTAACAGGAACTAAAGAAGTCTTAGGTTTAGCAACAGGAAGTTGTCCCTCCTCTTGCATTATATCTGTTACTTTCTCTCTTCTAAGTACTTTATTTTGATTACCTTTACCTCTTCCCAATAGTTTATTAGCGGCTACTTTTTTAGCCGCTCCCGATGCCATACTCTTAATAGCAAGTCCTAATGCCATCTTATCTTATAAACCCTAACGTCTTAGTCTTAGGTAAACTACCCCAAGTAGTAGCAAGAAAAGGAGGTATCGCATTTGCTTGAGAGACATTATTACCTCCACCAGCAGCATCCTGTGCGATTGAAGGAGTAACTATAACTTCAGTGGAAGGAGGAAGAGGAGGTTCTACTGTTCGTTGATCAAGAGTAGTAGCACCAGATAAAATCATTGGTGTTGAGTTATCAACTGATGTTACATTCTTAACTAATCCACCACCTTTAAAATAAGAAACCCTATTCAATAAATTATTCTGTACTACTCCACCACCTTCATATCTACCCATAGTTGGTCGGTTAGTTCCACCACCCATAGAATTCATTGCACTCAACATACCTGCACCAAAAGTATCTACAGCACCTTTACTCATTACAAATTCACCAGCAGTTAATCTTGCAGGAACTTTATCTACACCAGAAGGACCAGATACAAAACCACCTTGGTTTAATGCTTGGAATCCAGGAGTTCCTTCAAACTCCTTCATATAACCATCACCAGTAAAAGTTCCCATATTAGGTTCTGCTTTTACATCTGACCATTTACCATCATCATCACCACCTTCTTCACCACCTCCTTCTCCTTCTCCTTCTTTATTCTTATTCCGATTAAGCATCCATGCAGCACCCCCTATTACAGCCGCTCCACCAACAATAGCAGCAACATAAGGATTAGATGCTATCAATTTCGCAGTTGCTATTCCCATCTTAACTATCCACCCAGTCATACTAACAAGAAGAGTAGATATCATTCCACCAAAAGATGTTCCAAATAAAACAACACCAGCAAGTATTGCAGGCCAATAATCCTTTGTAAAGTTAATTATTGATTCCATCTTCTTCCCATTCGCAGGGTCAGCCCACCAATCTATTAACTTCATAATCACACGACCAAAGATAATAGTAGATATAAAATTAATTACCTGATCGAATACACTCTTGACTGGAGAAAGAATCTTTTGTGCTGTACCAGTAAATGCTTTAAAAACTTTTGATTCTAATAACTTTTCTCTTTTAGTTCTCTTATCCTTTTCTTCTTCCTGTCCTGCTTTTAATGCTGTCTTCTTATCAAACTCTTGCTGTTTTAATAATGTCTCCTTAATAGAACCAACACTTGCTGCAATAGATGCAACCATTGATTGTAAACCCTCTTTATTATCTGCAGAGGGAGATAGACTAGCAAGTTTTTCTCCTGTTGTAATCTTCTGTGCTTTAATTATATTCTTTAACAGCGTAATCTTTCTTGAATTATTATTAACTTTCTCTTCTAAACCCTTACCTGCAGCAAAAGATGCACCCATAAACTTGGATGGATTTATCCCTCTTCTAGTTGTCGATGCTGCTGGGAGTGCTTCAGGCATTAGCGTTTTGCTGTCTTTGTTTTAACTGCTCTTCCTCAAGATGTGCTTGAAGAAGACCCACATAAATGTCTCGTTCCCAAGGCATCCAATTTTCAATCTCAGTTAGGCTATATTTATGGTACTGCATCAAGGCAAAATTCAACCTGAAATAATTTTCCAGGCTCATATAAATCATAGCTACGCGAAAAAAGACGCTAAGCCCTCAAGTACTACTTCACTCTCAACATTAGTCTTAGGATTAGTCACCTTCACTGTATGAGATAACTTAGGCATCGTTGTAAAGAAACTTTCAATCTCCTTGAACTGAGTAGAATTCATCGACTCAAGGAACTCATTAATCTCTTTCTTTGTACAGTCCTCAGTTGCCCATACCTCTTCAGCAGTATAGATCTTATCAATACACTGACCAATTAAATCAAAGGACTGATCCATTTGATTCTTATCATTCACATCAAAATTATTCTTGATGAATTCATTTAATGATGGGTACTTCATCTCCATCATAATATTATCATCAAGTTTAATCTTATTAGTATGCTCTTCACTCTTCTTGACTTGAATATCATCCAGGTCAATAGTTATTGGTACCTGAGTCTCTTCATCATCAGGACATATAATATTAACTTCAAGTTCTTCTCCTACCGATTTACCTCTGATATTTAAAAAGAGATATTCAATATCAAAAGTAGGAAGTGTTTCAACCTTTATACCCCTAGTGAGAATACAAGATTTAATAACTGACTTAATAGCATTTGTAATCTGCTTTGTATTTTCACTCTCCAATGCAAGTACAAGTAACTTCTCTTCCTTAACTAAGAAAGGTCTGTATTGTATTGTCTTTCCTGTAGATGGCAACTCAAGTTCATAAGTTGGTGTCGCAATTTTTGGTAAAGGCATAATAATTGATAAAGATTTCAGTGTGTTTTATTTAGAAGAGTTGTCTAACAGTTTGTGCAGCAAATCTTCCCAGTCTCTGGTTTCCAAAGGTATTTCCAACAGCATTTCCAGCTGCTCGTGCAATCACAGATGGAATACCACCAGGACTAAATGATTGGTTATTAAAGACTGCTTGTGCTAAAGGATTTAAGAAACCAGCAAGTCCCTTCTCACCAGAGTCTATAAAGTACCTGCTGTACTGCATAGAAACTGTACATTTTAAAAGAGAAGATGACTCATAAGACACAGGCATTGATGAGATTGCTAATGGATAAACATTAACAAAAGAATACGTAAGTGGTTTAACAAACTTCTTCTCATCTATATTCTTTTCAAACTTAGTAATCTCTAATGATCCTTTATATCTATTGGGAAACTTCATACGATAAAAGAAGTTTGGATCACTAACTCTTCCCTGTGTTCCATTAGAAGTAGTTTCATTAGTAATATAATTCATCCATGCTTCAAAGAATCTAATAGGTAAATACTGTTCTGCATCTGTATAGAAAGTTAGATCAGTTCTGTCATCATATATTCTACGATAAACATGTCTCTCAGTTACACCACTAAAATCATTTGTTAATTCTGATGTTGCAAACTGCGATCCAGGTAATGAAGCCTCGGAACACATCAAATCTAATCTATCTTGATCAAGGAAACCACCCGCTTCACTCATAAACAAATTAAAAGTTCCATCATCATCAGTGGGTTTACCAATGTTGACTTGAAAGTGGGAGGTTGTAGCAGGATTAAGGAGTTTAGTCTTTATCTCTGCAAGAGTTCTAGACCTTGGTGGAACGGCAGCCATTTATAAATATTTTTTGACCTTATATATTATGTATATAAGATAATGGGAGAAAGTATTAAGAGTCGCTTCAAACCACTTCATCCTAAGAAATATAAAGGTGATCCTAACAATATTATATGTCGTAGTAGTTGGGAACGCAAGTTTTGTCAATGGTGTGATCGAAACAGTAGTATAATATACTGGGCTTCTGAAGAGATTAAAATACCATACGTCTCACCGAAAGACAATAGAGTGCATCGTTACTACCCAGACTTCCTAATTAAAGTACAAGAAAAAAATAATGCAGTCAAAACATATGTGGTAGAAGTTAAACCTAAGAAACAAACTCTTCCACCTAAACCCAGAAAGAAAGTAACTAAATCATATCTTTATGAATGTACTACCTATGCAGTCAACCAAGCAAAATGGAAAGCAGCATCTGAATTTTGTAAGGATAATCGAATTGAATTTAAAATAGTAACAGAAGATGAGTTAGGAATCAAATGAATCGTATCGAAGCAATCAAAGAAGATCTAGAAGCAACAAATGATCCTGAAGATCAAATGCTAATGATCATGGATGCTCTGAAAGATACTGTGACACCTATCCCAGACATCGGAAAATTCTATACCTTTGTATATAATGCCAAGACTCCTCAACTTCAGTATGATCAACACCCACTCATTGCATGTACCCATTTAGAACGATGGGGATTCAAAGGTATCAATTATCATTGGCAACAAACAAGAAATTATACATGGGAAGAACTTGCAGGTAACCTTTATATTGTTGAGTGGAATGAACTTGATGATCTACTTGCAGTACCTTATGCAAAATACATACTAAATAGATAAAAATAGTCCTGTATAGATGGCCTCAACGCAAAAAACGGGCTTTATCGGTAGTGATGCTGAGAAGAACCAATTTACTGGTCCAAAAAATGAAAAATATTTCCTCCAGATCAACCCAAAGACTGGGGAAACTGAGGTATGGAATGAAGAATTAGGTCAGGATAGAAAGGTAGGTACTTATAATAAAGCAGGAGATGTATTCACTCCCGACACCAGTAATAGATGGTTAGGAAAAGGTGCAAGAGATTGGGAGACAGATCATTTTAATACTAAAGCGGCTCAACAAAATGTAAGAAATCAAAAAGTAACTGTAATAAAAAATGAAAATGGAAGAGTAAATCAAGAAGGTAGGAACCTAACTACCCAAGAAAAAGATGAAGTAGTTGGTGGTAACTACCAAGGATTTAAAAAAGAAGAACAACTAACGCAAAAACAAGCTGCCAATGCAAGAAAAGCAGCAAATGAATTTAGAACTGCTGGTGGAGAAGCAATAGCAAGAAAAAGATATGGTAACTATGTCTATCCAATCACTCTTAGAAGATCCCAACAAGACAGATTAAGAATATCTGTAATGAAATTTCAACCTAGAGCATTTAGAGAAGGTGGTCTGGGTGGATTTGGAGACAGAAATCAAGCACGAATGCAAGGTGGTAACATGTCACCTATTGGATCAGTTACTCTACCCGTTCCAGGTCAAGTATCTGATAACAATAAAGCAGATTGGGGTAAGGATAACATGAATGCTGGTGAAATTGCACTAGCAAATCTAGCCCTAACTGGTTTGACAGAAGGTTTAGAGGAAATGGGTAATACAGGAAGAGGAATGGCAGAGTCAGTTGGAAGAAATAAAAAAGAAATTAAGGATGCAGTTGCACAATTCTTTGTTAGTCAAGCAACAGGTGTTAAAGGAATCATGGCACGTACAAAAGGTGCTGTGATTAATCCCAACATGGAATTAATATTTAATGCACCTCAACTCAGACCATTTAGTTTCCAATATAGATTAAGTCCTAGAGATGAAAAGGAAAGTGGAGAAATCTTAAAGATAATTAGAATGTTTAAGCAATCAATGGCTCCACAAACTACTGCCTCTAATATATTTTTAAAAGCACCTAACACATATAAGTTAGAGTTTCTTACTGCTGGTCAGAACAATCGACATAAGTTCTTACCCAGAATAAAAGAGTGTGCTTTAACTGGTTTTGATGTTACATATACACCCGATGGTTCTTATATGACCTATGAAAATAGTTCAATGGTTGCTTATCAAGTAACATTTAGTTTCCAAGAACTCGAACCAGTATACAATAATGATTATGGAAACCTACAAGGTAGTGAAAGAGGAGATTTAGATGGCGTTCATGGAGGAGTAGGTTTCTAAAATGTCTAATCCATACTTCCGTAACTTATCCAATTTTGAATATGTTAATCGCAATTCCTCTAAAGAAGGAAGGAGTGAAGGTGATTATACAACAGTAAAGAATCTTTTTAAAAGAGGAAAACTCAGAGAAGATATCTTTCAAGACACTACATTCTTTACAAAATATACTATCGAAGGTGATGATCGTCCAGACAATGTTGCAGAAAAAATGTATGGAGATCCTACTTTAGATTGGGTCATCCTAGTATCAAATAATATTATTAACATACAAAGTGAATGGCCTATGTCACAGGCAGATTTTAATAGTTATCTTACAGAAAAATATGGAGATGATACCACATTATACTCTGGTATTCATCACTATGAGGCTAATGAAGTAAAAGATAGTAATGATGTGGTCATTATCCCAAGTGGAATGCGTGTAGGTGTAGCACAAAGTGTTAGTTACTTTGATTATTCAAGCAGACAACAAGTAACTGTTACTGATATTGCACTACCCGTCACTAATATAACACACGAAATGAAATTAAATGATGGGAAGAGAGAAATATTTGTACTCAAACCAGAGTATCTAAACATAGTATTTGATGACATCGAAGAAATGATGACATATAAAAAAGGTTCTACTCAATATGTGAATAGAACCCTTGTACGTGGAGAAAATATTAGACTGTATAGTTAGACTTCAGCTAACTTCTGGAAGTAAGATAGTGCATCATCTTCATCGTCTGAAGTGACAGTAGTAGTTGCTTCCTCGACTTGTCTTGTAGCAACAGTACGACTATCATCCTCATTAACTACCTCCTCATCTACACGACGAGTAGTAGGTTTCTGTCCTAGAACATACTTCAAACGCTTCTCAAGATCTTGATAAGACTTGAATTGGTCTGGAGCAGTAATCTCAGTGAGAGAATACTCCTTCTTCCATAATGCTTCTAGTGCATCGTCATCATCAAGAAGTGGTGCTGGTTTATCGAACTCTGACTTATCATAGTTCCAGTAACCATCTACCTTGCAAATCTTCAACTTGAAGTTTGCACCTTGCCAGAAATCAAAAGGATTGATTGCTTCTTCATCTTCAAAGACAGGTTGCATAGCAGCGAGGATCTTATCATGGATCTTCTTACCATACTTGAAGAGGAAAACCTTACCTTCATTCTGAGGGTTAACGGGATCCTTCACAACATAGATGTTGCTGTAATAAGATAACTTACGCTTCTGCTTACGAACTACATCCTTATCAGACTCATTACCACTGTTCCAAAGGTCACGATTGTGATCTGAAACAGGATCTTTTTGACCTACTGTGGTCAATGAGTTTTCAATGTACCATCCACCAGGGCCTTGGAATGCATGTGAATACAACTTTGCCCAGGGAATTTCTTCACTATCTGGTGCTGGAAGGAATCGGATAACGGCATAACCGTTTCCTGTTTTATCTAGTTCTGGTTTCCAGAGACGCTCATCTGCACCTCCACCAGTATTATTTGTTTTCTCGACCTCTTTAACTAACTTAGCGGTCAACGAACCAAGCGAAGACTGCTTCTTTAGATTTGCAAAAGACATTCGGATTACCTCGGATTAAATTGGATTTGGCTTTTGTTTGTACCTTGTTATTCTAAGACTCAACACCGTTAGTGTCAAGTTGTTGTTTCATCATGCTAATCATTTGGGTCATCTGCTTGAAGACTGTATTCATATCAATGTCAGGAGGAAGACCCATCATAACAGCAGACTTAGTAAGATCATCCTTCATTGCTTTCGCTTGAGGATCATCAGACAAACTTAATCGTGCGTACACAATCTTTTGTTTCTCAATAAGTCTTTCTAAAACTTTAATATGATATAATTTGTCAGAATTATTCATGTAATGAAATTTCATGACGTTCGCATAGACTTCTTCCTGAAGTTCTTGAACCTCAGCCATCTCTGCTCTAACTATATCGGAATCAAAGAAACTCATTCACCACCCTCATTATCTACTACTTCAACCGTACCAGTTTCTGGTACCTCCTCTTCTTTCTTACTCTCTTCAATCTGATCTAGTACCTCAATAGCACCAAGAAGTTTCAGACGAGTAGTAGTTAAACTATCTACCTGTTTCTGTACTTCTTCTAGTTGTACTTTTAAATTACCTAGAACTTCTTCATTATTAAGAGTCATGAATAATAACCTCCTTCAAAATCTTTTTATAACGGGGTACATTAATATTTAGGAAAGGTGAGTATTTTTTCACCCTCCTACTTACGGTTTCCCACACGGGGTCTTTCAACTTTTTATCAAAGTTTTTTCCGTACTCAAATATTCTATCACATATTACCAAAGTTTCCAAGCTCGTCTTTCCACCCAGATAACTTCTTAGGATAGGAGGATGTCCCTTACTACAATCAAACACCGCATCTACTTTCTGATTATCAAACAAAGTATTAACTTCTTCTTTAAACACATACGATAATGACTGTACTTTCTTCTGCCAATCCTGGTACCTTCCCTCTCCTTCCTTTATCATCTCTCCTATCCATAGTGACTCAGGATCAGGACAAGATGTAAAGTTAGCAACAAAAAATTCTTCTACTTCTTTATCAGTCTTCTGTCTAGAAAATTTCTCAAACCAAAATCTATCCTTTCTCTTATAGAATGCTTGCTGTGTTGCTCTAACTTTACCACGATACTTAAGGTAATCATAATTATCCTTGGTGAAATGATTCTTCATCGCAAGGTAGCATTTATAGCTATCAAAAGGCATCATTAAAAAACAAGTTTTGCTCTTGAAGTTCTCTTTAAAAAGTTAAGTTCTTGTGCTTCGTATTTAATTTTTTCTTTAAGGGGTTTAGAGATAAGTTTAGGAACAGATTCTAGATCAATAGAATTAATTTCACAGAAATATACTATCGCATCAATGTAATTCATGTCTTCTTGATTATGCACAAGACCTTCTATCTCCTGTGCGAAACGAGCAGGACAAAAGAATTTATCTTCAAATGCCTTTTCCAGTTCATTCTCCATGCTCTGACCCAATATTGTGAGATACAAATTCTTTAATGTAACGAACTAATAATTTAATATAATCCCCTTTGTTTCTTTTGTCAAATACTTTTACATCTCCACCTGGTGTAACCATAATGGTGATGAGTTTAGTCACAGGGATCTCTGTCAACTCATAGTATGCTGCTGCATAAAACATCTCCTGAACAAAGTAGTTTTCCAACCACTTCTCAGGTTTAATTTTTTCTGATGTCTTAAAGTCTATTACCGCTAGCTCGCCGTCATACTCAGCAATGCAATCAACTCTACCTGCAAGACCTAAGTATTCCGAGTAAAGAGTTCTTTCTATAGCGTGTATGTTATTTATACGATCCAGATATGGTGCAGCATGATGAAACATAAACTTCGTAAGAGGTCTATACTCCTCCCAATCAAGTTCTCTGTTCTCTAGATATGCCTGTGCTGCCTCATGGAAATCTGTACCACGAGCAGTTGCTTTCTTAGTAATACGATTAGCTTCTTCAATACCAACTCGCTTACGCCAATCAGCAAAGATCTGACGATTATAAAAAGAAGTTACTGATGTAATAGAAGGAACCCAATCTCCATTAGGAAGATTATAAAGTCTTATTCCATTTGTTTCTTTCTTTTCTAATTCAAGATCACCTAAGTAATTACAATGGGTAAAACTCATGAGTCAAAAAAATATACTAACGTTAATCTAGAAGTTTGAATAGATTTTCCAAAAAAATTCTGGGATCTATGAAAATAATTAGCAGGAAACATTACAATCCTATTAAATTTATTTGGAACTTTTATAATTGGATTATAATATGAGTTCAACTTCTTTCTTATTCTAGCATACCTATATCTTTTTATCAAATTAGAAGGGTCTTTATGAAAAGATTCTTTTAAATGGATTACGTGAGAAGTATTTAAAGTATCAGGAACTTGATCAAAATCACATACCTCCGTTCCTGTATTGAGAGGAGGATCGAGAGACAAATAAACTATACAAATATATTGAGCACTATCATAATGAAATATACCATCCCCAAATTGTTTAGTAATATATTGAAAACGGGTTGATCGTACTTTTAAATTAGGATGATTTGTAATATGCCTCATCCTAGAAAGCATATAATCATCTATCCAACCATTAATATTATCCGATCTCATTCCAGGATAAGGAATTGATTTTGAATACTGTTGTTGAAGTGCGATGTTTCTAACCTTATAAGGATCATTAAAAAAATTATCTTCACTATAAATCACACTCATAAACTAAGTTCCATTTTTGCAAGGATATATTCCTTAACTAATCCAGAGCGAACAATATCTTCCACTCCAAATTCGATAAGATCAACTGATGACATCAAACGAAGAATCCTCATAAAATCTATGATACCATTCCTCTCGTTCTGTTTAACTAAGTCTGTTTGAGTAGCATCTCCACAGAACATAATCTTAGAACTCTCACCAACTCTTGTCATTATACTATCAAGTTCGTGAAAATTCAAGTTTTGGAATTCATCAACGATAATAATTGCTTTGTCAAAGGTGGTACCTCTTATGAATGAAGTGCTCCAAAAGTCAATAGTATCCTGTGCTTTAAGGTTACCATATAACATTTCAAAGTCTGCCTCTGTAGGCATCTCAAACATATACTTTACCATTGCCTTGTAAGGCAACTGATATAACCATGACTTATCCTCATGGTCACCAGGAAGAAAACCAATCTCACGAGTAGATACCAACGACCTTACAATATAAATTTTCTCATAAGATGTAGTTGGATCAAGAACATCACATAGTGCATTGTAAAGAGTAATGAAAGTCTTACCTGTACCTGCAGCACCATAAGCAACAAGATTCTTATCCTCTGCATATGCATTGAATAAGGTTTGCTGATTCGCTGTGAGGGGTTCTACTTCCCTCATCATGTCTGCATTAATAGGTTTCTTCCTCTTCATCTGCTTAGCCGTTAGTCCGACCCCTATCGGTTGGTCCGTTTTCTTTTTCCTAGGCATACTTAGAAACTATAGTCACGATGTTTACGAACATTGGCACCTGGTTGTTTAGATGCTCTATCTAGTACTTCATTCCATCCACTAGACTTTGCTTCACCAGTCCATCTAAACTCAGTGGATTGACTAGCAACACCTGCTTGCCAATCTTTATCCCATTCTGGATTATCTTTTCTCCACTGATCATAGGCTTTCATAGTCATGGAGAGTTCTTTCTTCTCTTTAGTCTCTCTATGTATCACAGGGTATGTAGGCATTTCAATATAAAGTTATGTGAAAGTATTTATGAAACCCATTCAAGAGCTTCAGAGACAGTAGGAAATTGTTCAATAAAAATCTTACGAACATTTTCTACAAGATCCATATGTTCTTTCTGTGTTCCATGTGCAGATCGTAGGTTAATATAATGCACCCATGATCTAACTGAACCAGTCATATACAAACGGGTAGGTGTAGCAAGAGGAAGAACAAACCTTGCACACTCCTTTGCTATACCTGCATCTAACATCTCTTTATATAATTTCATACCATCTACAAAATGTCTTTGCATCTTGAGTTCAAAATCTTGTCTAACAAATGGATCTACATCATCAGTAGAGTTCTGACGATTCTTTGTATCCTGTCTACGTAACTGAGGTATTGGTATTTCTTTACCAAGCAAACTACTATCAGCATATCTCTGTGAGAATTCCTGATAAGTAAATGATCTATGACGCAATATCTGTGCTGCTAATCCCCTAGTAGTATTGATCTCCACTGTCATATGGGCTTGTTCAAAGACACTCCAATGTCCATGTTCAATACAATACCTTAATAGACCAGCAAACTTTTCATTGTCTTGGTTCTTAGGATTAGAAACTCTGGCAACATATGCCATAGTTTTTTCTGCATCTGGAGTAACACTTACCAGTTTAGTCTGGGTAGCCGTCGTCGTCATCAAAGACCTCATCGTAATCATTAATTTGTTGAGTCATCTCAGTGTAATTTTCATACTTATAAGCATCAATATCAGAGTGAACCTCTGATTCCAATGCATCAACCAATGACTTAAGGTTCCTAACAATGAGTTTTAATCTTTCCTTATCCATTTTTTTCTCATTATTTAGGAAAGCGGGTAGACAGAATCGAACTGCCGACTGGAGGTTGGAAACCTCTGATTTTACCATTAAACTACACCCGCACAAATAAATTATAGCACAAAAAAAGAGGAGGTCAACTACCTCCTCTCAACGTATATGTAAGTCAGTTACTTACCTTGCACATACAGTTTTAGACTCTGTATGCTTGATGCCTCTGTAAACTAATTCAGAGACTTGCTTCTGACAGGATTTGCTGTCATTGGTATCGTATTTGATACCACGGTAGGTTACTTGTGCCATTGTGTTACTCCTAAAGTAATTGGGTTTTTAATCCGTTCCTTTAGTCGTTTGCGTCCCAACACCCAGCTTCTGTAGAGTCTTTAACAACTCTAATCAACTCAACCTTCTGTTCTTGAGAAACATTTCTCTTGTTGAATTTCTCTACGAGAGATTCAGCATCAGAGCAAGAAAGAGTTGATGCTAGAAGGAAAGGTATCATGGGATGAACGCTCCGTTCCGCGACTTACTTGCGACCCTTATGGGTTGAACGATGTGTTAATAATAACACACATACTACTATGTAGCAAGGAAGAAGTGTAACATTCGATACACTTTTTACTTATCTTAATGATCCTCTACCTTATCAGGGCATAGTAAAGCACCAGCCAGTTCTCGCGCATGTAAATTATGATCACACAACTTATTCATCCAGATTCTTTCATCTAAAGAAACTGTATCTGCAGATATAATACGACAACAAATATCTACTAATCTATTTCTGTAATTGGTGCTTAACATGTTGGATTGCGAGAGGAAGGAGAGCATATTCTTGACGTTGAATGGCTTTAGTTAGTGATTCTACATCATCATAAGGTAAAATAGGAACCTCCTCCTGTAATATAACTTTACCTCCATCTAATTCTTCATTAACATAATGAACACTAACACCAGTATATTCATCACCACTTTCTAATGCTCTTTCAATTGCATGTAATCCTTTATACTTAGGAAGCATCGATGGATGAAGATTAATTATCCTGTCAGGAAATGCATTAATTAACTTAGGTGTTACTATTCTCATCCATCCCGCCAGAACAATAAGATCTACCTTCCATGCATTCATAACATCAATTATTAAATCTTCATTCTTACTCTTAATATGAGTGTGAGGTATACCAAATTTATCAGCTCTCTTAGCAGCACCACACTTCTCTTTATTGTGGACCATCACCACAACTTCATCATCTCTACATGTACGAACTATATTTTCAAAGTTTGTTCCGTTACCAGAACACATAACTCCTAATCTCATTGGTTCAACTTAAGAATTTAGATTTAGGTAAAGAACCTCCCTCATGGAGATCCTTAATAGGAAAAGTTATCATCTTCTCCCACGGAGATAAGTTATCAAAGAGAACAGCAGCTCTATCACCACTAATTCTCTGCACAAATCCTACATATCCCCAATAAATTGAGGTACGATTCTTAACTGTTACTGTAGTACCTGGTAAAATCATTTACTCCATTCCCGATAGGGTGGTTCTTCTTCCTCAACAGTGTGTTTAAATTGTTCAACATCAAAATAAGATATACCAGTCCTTCCTTCTCTCTCATCTAACACTTCATTGATAAGGATTTTTAATTCCTTAACCAACTGAGGAGTATGCATCCTACGTGGTGTAACCATCATAGGTTTATACTCAGTCTTATCCTTCTTAGGATCATAGTTAGGATTAGCGGGTCCACTCATCCCTTGAGTGTCTATCTTAGAAATTGGATCACTCATAGGGGCCTCCCATGCTTATCAACTAAACCAAGTTTTTTTATCTGACCAAAATTAGATCTCTCATTCTTCTTAATCTTCTTATACTCTTTAATAATTCTATCTATTTCTGCATTAGATACATTAACCTTTAACTCTTTATCTTCTTCCTTGGGAACAAAACCCAAACCACTCTCTTTAACTGACTGCTCTTTGTGTTCTACATAATCATTTATTTGTTCTTGAATCTCATCTCTAATGAGATCATTTATTTGAGCACGGAGTTCCTCATCATTCTGTTTCATTATTTCCTCCTCTTCTTTTTCACAGGAGCCTTGTATCCCCACTGTGCAGGGTTAACAGTTCCCTTTCCATAATCAATCTTCTGAATAGCACCCTTCCCAAACTTATCAAAATAAAGATCAAAAAGATTAACCCGTGGACCACGAACCATATCCTTGTATAGTTGATCTCCTACCTTATACCATATAACAGATGCATCTGTAGGCATCGCTCTGTCTCCCTGCTGTTCCTCAGTAGCATTCTCTACTAACAACTGACACCCATAATTGGAGAAGAGATCTCTCTCCTCCTTAGTCCACTGAGATTTGGACTGCTTCTCTTCCTCTTGCTTCTTCTCAGTCTTGACCTCTTCCGTCATGATCCTCGATTCTCACCCCAGGTAATATCAGGAAATGCAGCAGAGACAATCTCTTTTGTAAGTTTATATCTCTCTGTCAACCTCTTATCTTTAACCAAACATATAATCTTAGCCTCTTCTGGATGAAGACCTTCTAACATCTGAATAAACATAGTCTCTCTACGAAGTCCACTCAGTTCATCATTACCACCCTTAATAAAGTGATAAAGATTCTTCCACTCTCTACGTAAAGAAGTATGATCTGTTCCTACGGGTACTTCATTAGGATTATATGGAACATCTCCTTCAGGTATTGCAGATTGAACTCTCTCATCAAAGTTCCAAATTAAAACTGCAGTTAATGAGTCATCTCTATGTTCTTGAAGAGCTTGAACTTTCTTAGGTTTAGTTCTTTGACTCTCCACATAATCAAGAATCTCATGAACAAACGGATTAGGAGGAAGTTCTACCTTCTTTTTTCTAGTCGTCGTCTTCGTCGTCGTTGGTGTCATAATTGTTTTCAAATCGAACTGCTACAATTTCATCAGGAACAAGTTGTCCATTCTCATCAAACATTTCTGGATGAGCGTACACTATTTGGGGTGTTGTTTCATATGAATGCTGTCTTGCCAACCATCCTATCATACCTCCCACTAATAATGCAAGAAATGAAACTATGGTAGTCAAAGTCAGTGTTACTATAGTAGATTCCATGATTGCGTCCCCCAGAGATTTTTATTTTTTCTTGATGTTCAAGCAAAAAGTAATCTCCCATTTAAAGAAAGAAAACTCTACCTGAAAAGTTTTAGGTTGCGGTTTCTTCCTCCTATTACGTAACAATAACTCAACACCCTTATTGATTTCGGGTTTGTCTTTATTTAGAACTCTTTTTTCGTCTTCCTCTTTTTCTGTCATTACTATACCTCACTGCGTCTTCAAGAAGAGATGCAAGATAATTTCTTATCTTTCTAGCTTGAGGTTTGGGTATGTGATGATACGCTTCCCTCAATTGTTGATGATTAGAATCTTTACCTCCTTTAATGTATTCATCGAGTTCTATCACTTCATCAGCAAGTTCTTTAGCAGTGGAACTACATAAAAATTGATCTGCTTCTGCTTTAGTGACTCCCCTTACTTCAAAATAATCATATAATTTTATCACAAATTTACCTTGGAAAGCAAGTTCCAGTGCTTCCTCTAGAACATAATATACTTCCTCAAAGTTATGTGACATGGCATTACACTAATTGTTTTTCTTGTAAGTACTTTACTGTATCAGTACATCCACCAAGTTTCTCTCCATTCAATACTACCTGAGGAAAGGTAGCACCTTCCCCAAACTCACTGTAGAAACTTTGTTTATCAAAGTTCTTATCTAATTTATAAGTTACATAATTTAAACCAGCCAACTTAAGTACCTCTTGAATCTTCTGACAATAAGGACAACCATCCTTAGAGAAGACTGTAAAGTTCTTAGTTTCCATTACTTACCTTCCTCTAAATCCTTGATTGTTTGTTCATAATCATTGTCAAACAATTGTAATCCCTTCTCTGTTAGAATATGATTATACATCCCATCAAATACTTTAGGAGGCATTGTAACTATGTCAGAACCATACTCAAATGCTCTTGCTGCATCCCTTACACCACGTAATGATGCTGCTAAAACTTCAGTCTTGGTTACCATCTGCTCCTTGTAAAGATTAGCAATATCTTTCACCAGACATAGACCACCAAAGGAATTGTCATCCACTCTTCCAACAAATGGTGAGACATACTTAGCACCTGCCTTCGCAGAAAGCACGGCCTGCGCCACAGAGAAGATCAAAGTAACATTAACCTTAATACCCTCCACTGATAGATTAGCACATGCTAGAAGACCATCTGGAGTACAAGGAACTTTTATAGTAGCACACTTACCAAACTTCTTATGCAATCTCTTACCCTCAGAGATCATATTCTCCTTACTACCAATAACTTCCATGCTGATATCATTAAGACCTATATCTTTAATCTCTTGATAGACTTCCTCATGATTTCTACCACTCTTTCTGATAAGAGTTGGATTAGTTGTGATACCATCAATCAACCCAGTGCTCCAACACCTTTTGATTTCAGATACATCTGCGGTATCAAGAAAAATTTTCATTCATCTACCCTCCCTAGATTTGTTTCTAATTGTAATGTGATTGCCTTCAATAGCAATTTCTAGATAATCTCTATGATCCCAATTAAGTTCTTCATAAAGAACATCAAGTTTTTTCATATCATCCCAGAGATCCGTGGGAGTTGGTTCACCCCAAAAAGGATTTTCGTCTGGATCTGTCATGCGAATTGCCTTAAGTTCTGTAGTATATATTTGTATGCCTCTACTATATCACCTTCGTCCTTTCTGAACAAGTCTTTATCGAATCGTTCTTTTGTATTCTTTTTCCAGAGTCGCATGTTGTCAGGTGATAGTTCATCAGCCAAGAATAAATCGCCGTGAGGATCATAACCAAACTCCAATTTAAAATCTACAAGATCAATACCCATCAAAGTGAATAAAGATTGCAATTCATAATTAATCTGCAATGCTTGCTGCTTCATAGGTTCAGGATCAATACCCATAAGTCTTACCCTATCATAGGTAAGTAAAGGATCATCCTTAGCATCATCCTTAAGGAAGTACTCAACTATAGGTGGTTGAATAAATGTTCCCTCAGTGATGTTAGTATTCTTAACGATACTACCAGCAGCAATATTCCTAACGATAACCTCAACAGGTATGATCGTTAGTTTCTTACAGAGCATAGTATCAAGTCCCTCAGTTCCTAAGAAGTGAGTCCTGATACCACTCTTCTCCAACTTCTCAAAGAGTAAAGCAGATATAAGACAACATATCTTACCCTTCTCTTCTGGGAATTCTACATGCCTACCATTCCATGCAGTAACTTTATCATGAAATTTAATAGTTACTTTGGTAGCATCATTAGGTACATCATAAACTGACTTTACCTTTCCTTCTAAAATTGGTTGTTGAATCATCCTTGCCAAATCAAATCAGGCATCTGTTGGGGTGCCTGTCTTCCCACTGTAAACATCAGGATAAAATATCCTATGAACCATATTACATTAAAAATCCATGCTTGTCTATAGAGATACTTCCGTACACCCATAGAAAGCATTACATTCCTAACATCCTTTGGATTGTCCTCATCACCTCTTGCTCTGAAGATCTGTTCTATGATCACAGCAACAATTGTACCTATCACTAATGGATAGAATACAAAGTTTGCAAATGACATTATGGAAACTAGTAAAAGCATTAGTCTAATGATCCTAAATCGTTGTGTCTTACTGGTCTATGTGCTTTGAACTTATCATGATTACCATCACCAGGCATCTTACCGTAAGCACAATATTCGATAGCCTGAATAGATCCTTTCAATCTATCTAGATCTCTATCTAATTTAATGTATTCTAAGTGAGCATCTTCTAACTCAGATTGCCTTGCTTCAAGTTGAGCAGTTCTTTTAGAGAACCTTTCTAGAAGTTGTTCATAGTTTTCAGTTTCTTTCATAGTTAATTACCAATCAGGATAGTCCCATAGAATAGGGCCTTTGTCTTTCTTGCGATGTTTTCTGCAGACTCTTTTAATTGTACACTCTTTACACTCATATGAATAGGAGGATGCGAGTCTAACATTCTTACGAGTCTTATAATACCCGTCTATTAGATTTTTTTCAACCCCACAAACCCTACACTTACGTTCTTGTAATAATAAGTGAGCAAGTTGAAGTTGATCGTCTATTTCCATACATTAAAAAAGACCCTAATTTAATTTAGGATCTTTTCTACTAGGACTTACCGACACACAGTGCCTAGCCTTTTGGTGTCATCCTATATGCACCGTATGCTGCGCCAGAAATGGCAGCAAAGATGAATAGGATTTCCATTACCCTATAGCAGGAGCAACTAACGCTACCTCAGTGGTCTCAGCAGCTGCCAAGTCTAGAGGAAAATTGTGAGCGTTTCTCTCATGCATAACTTCCATACCTAGGTTTGCCCTATTGAGCACGTCTGCCCATGTCGGAACTACCCTCCCCTGAGCATCTAAGATACTCTGGTTAAAGTTAAACCCATTCAGGTTGAAAGCCATTGTACTTATACCCATGCTAGTAAACCAGACACATACGACTGGGAATACTGCTAGGAAGAAATGGAGTGAACGTGAGTTATTAAACGATGCATATTGGAAAATTAACCTACCGAAATACCCGTGGGCAGCAACGATGTTGTAGGTTTCTTCCTC